CTTAGAGCAAGCCTGACCTGTAACGGGGTCTTTACTTAGCGCAGAAACGTCAACCTTGGCAACCGCTGACTCACCACTGCCATCGCTGACATTAGTAAACTTAAAGGTAGCAAACTTTCCGCCATCTGAAATTTTTTGTGTTGCAACTGCATCAGCCATTGTCAGCCTCCATCAAAGGGGCATTTCTGCCCCAATAAAATAGTTACCCTACAGTAGAGATAGGTGTTCCTACAGAACTTGCCATCCATACTTGCTTGCCGCCAGTTACTGCGGTTATACAGGTAATTCGGCATCTAGAACCTATTCCTGAACCAGCTACAAAGGTAAACGTGTCCCCTGCGTTTGTAATAACACAGTTACTTGGAGTTCCTGCCGCTAGTTGCGTTTGAGCCAAGAAGGTACTGCCTGTTGCCGCAGGAATAGCAATCGTTGTTGTTTTGCCAGAACCTACAGCGGTGGTGACCAAGAAGTCAAAATACGCGCCTTCTGTAGCAGTAGCGGCGGCTGGCAAGGCAATAACATTGTCTAGGGTTCCGTGAATCAGAACAATAGCACCGGAATCAGCTATTTGTAAGGTCGCTGAAATTGCTCCAGTCGCCTCCCAAGTCTTAACCACAGAGCGTTTAGCCTTAACAGAACCGGATAATTTTGTAGCTCCGGTTACAAGTAAGGTTCCTTCAATAACTGTGTCGCCGGTTGCACTAACTGAAAATTTTGTGGTTTCAGCACCTGTTGTGCCGTTTACTGAAATAGAATCGAACCCTTTGATCGAACGGACGGGGCCGTTAAAAGTTGTCTTACCCATGTGATTCTCCTGTCGTGGGTTAGTCTGCTATCAAGCAGTCAGGATTAAAAGGGGGAGCGAACTCCCCCTGTGTAACAGTGCAAATAACCTTTAACAGGTTAAGAGCAGGACTACGCTCCGGGAGATCCGAAAATTCCCAGTGGGTCGGATACACCGAACGAATAACGCTCTCGCGCTTTATAGCGCACGTTGCCCGTATCGAAATCTCCGTCCATGCTAGTCTCTAGAGCAGTACGCTCAAAGTGCTTCATTCCGTTTGGAATATCAGTCAGAATGAAGAAAGCGTTAGTGTCAGTCAGATAGTGATTGACAGAGTAGCCTTCTGGAATAGCACCTAAGTTACGAATGGCATTGATGTCGTTATCCGCAGTACCAGACTGTTGAGTAGACTCAAGCAGACGATCAGCGGTAAACATCAAGTTAGCCGGTACAATCAAACGAGTAGGTCGAGCCGCGATAAGCAACCCTCGCTCATCTGTGTATCCTGCAATTGAGATAATTGCATTCTCCAAAGATGTTTCGTTTAAGTCAGCACCTGTAGCAGGACGATTGCTGTTAAAGCCTCCGCCTACAGTTGGGTGACCGCCACCGCCAGTGACACCATCGTTAATAGCGGTAAACAGGTTTACACCGTCACCAGACTGATAAGCGTTAGTGAAACCATTGTTAAGAGGATTTACCGACTTAACTTGCTTGGTGTATGCCATAGCCCGTGCGAGAGCCTTGGTATAACGTGCAGACAGAGAGTCATACAAGTTATCTTCCATAGCCTCTTCGGTTATAGCAAAACCCATCGCAATAGTTTCATGGTTGTAACGGGCAGTGAAGGATTCTTGCGCTGAATCATAGCTGATTGCAGAGCCTTCATTCTTAACTGGAGCCGCCGCAAAACCACTCAGCTTTACCTCTTCTTCAAACGAACGATCAGAACTCTCTGTGTCATAAATGAGAGTGTGTTCATCTTCATACTTTTCATACTCAAGACCAAACAAAGCGTTAAGGCCGGGGAGTAGCTCTTTGAGCATTTGTGCGCGTGAAATAGCCATTGCCTATAACTCCTTATACGCCAAGTTTCGTTTCGTATGCATGACTGAGCGGAAGGTAGGTCACAAGACAGTCAGTGAAGGCATCGCCTACAGTGCTGGTTGGGCCTTCTACAAATTCAATTACACGAAGAGGAAGTGAGTTGGTGGTTGCCGCAGATCCGCCGTCCAGCGCGTTCTTGCTTCGACCAATTGAGGTTGAACCCGCAGTGTTAACCGCAGAGATGTTGTTGCCAAGCCCAGTTTGAGCTATAGCTTCATCACCTTGCATACGGAATACCAGCTTGGGATCGTCACAGACATACGCCATTATATCATCGGCGGCAGTTGACGCTGGATAATGCTGGCTGAATGTCATCTGCTTTGTGTTAGGATCAGTAAAAGAGCATCCCATAAAAATGCCGCAAGTACCAGCAACAACTGCTGTTGTTACGGCGGCTTTTTCTACAGTTCCAGCGGCAACAAACTTAACGAAATCGCCGTAAAAAATAGCGGTTCCAAAGTTATTTGCAATCTTCATGTGACGAACTTTTCCGTTAAAAGAGCCGCTCGCACTAAGAGTATCAACTGGTTCTGCACCTGTTGGAGTTGCAGTAGTAGCCATGATGGCCTCCTAATTTAGTTAATTACTTAGTTAGGAAGCTCGCCTTTAAAGGGCTAACTTCCACCAAAAGTTGTCCTAGAACTACGCTCAGGTTTCATGAGCGGCATTCTTGGATCATTCTCGCGCAAGTAGTTACTGTCTACAGACTCCATTTGATTCTGAGCCTGAGCTTGGAAATGCGCGGTGCGCGAATCCATCTTGGCCTTTGGTGCTTTGCATAAAAGCAACCCACCAACTTCAACATTACCTACAAATCGTGAATCCAAATCAGATTCAAGCATGAGTTCTGGATGATCTTCGTGCTTACAAGCAACCCAACCTTCCCTAAACATGCGTGAAACATGAGTATTGTCAGCTTGACCTAATGTACTTGTCCGTACCCATCGAAACGTCCATCCCTCTTGAGGGGTGGGGTCAGGTAAGATGGATGCAGGAACCCAAGTATCATCGGGCCTAGCCTCTTCACTACGCGATTGTTTCTCTCTTGATTTGCGCTCTTCAGTCATCTCAGGCTCTCCTTTTGAAGCTGTCTGGCATACTGTTCTGGGGTAACTCCAATTCTCTTAGCGAGAGAGATTTGAGTGGACGATAACTTCACTTTGCGCGGTTTTGCTCCGTTATTCCTACCAGACGAAGCCACTACCGTGGAGCGGTTGGAGGCAGTCGAAGTTGCGTTACGCCCATATGTATCGCTTGTACCCTGCCATCCAAACTTAGGATACGCCTCTCTCATCCCTGAGTCAATAAACTCAAAGTATTCAGGCGTATTAGGTTTAATCGCGTTGTCAACAATTGCTTCTTCGTGCAACCCGTAAGCGGTAGCAGTCATTCGCTTGTTGTCTGGCGACATAAACCAAGTGTTCTTATCAGCCCAGTCCTTCGCCTCTGGATCAACTGGCGGTGGCTGTTGCTGTTGTTGTTGCTGTTGCTGTTGCTGTTGCTGTTGAGGAGCAGGCTGATAATTCTGCTGTTGCCTAGCAGGCTGTTGAGCGGCAAGGTTTCTTTCGTACTTTGTAGCCTCTGCCATCTCAGCTTGAGCTTTATACAACGCCTCCTGAGAATCGACAACAGTATCAGTGTCTCCCTCTTCATAGGCTTTTTTGTATGTGTTCTTGGCCTGCTGTAAAGCAAGCTCTGCTCTGCCTTTAATCTGCTGAACTAACGCGGCCTCACCTCGCGTAATAATACTCTCATACTCTTTATTCTTGTTGCTAAGAGTCTGAGCTATGCGAACTGCTTCCTCTTGCATTTTAACAGCGGCTTCTTTCTGCCTGCGTTCTTCATTCTGCTCATAACGAAGTTTATTGATTCGCTTTTGAACCTTTTCACTATATCCAGAAAGCTCATCATCGTCAGATTCACTAGAGGAGGCTTCAGACTTTGGTGTCCTGCGATCCTCTTCGGCTCTATCGTCAACAACTTCAATTTCAATGTCTGAGTCAGCAGGATCAGGATCAGGGACACCGCTTGCAATCTTTGTTTTTACGCCAAAGAATCGATCTTCGCTACTTGTTTCTGTTGTTTCTTCTGAATCACTCATACTTTACCTACTCCTCTAGGGTCTTCAACAACAGCCTCTACGGTGTCATCGTTGATTAATCGGAACTCTCGACCATGTACAGTGAATCGAGTGCCAGAATAAGAGCGCATTAAAATCCAGTCTCCCTTCTTGCAATAAGCTCCAGAAGGAAATCGCTGTGGATCGGCGTAGGCATCAGGGCCAATCTCTATGACCATGCCTGTTATTGATCCGGTAGTTTCTTCTTGCAACGACCTAGCTGACTTTATAATACCGCCTTCAGTCTTCTCTTCTGGCTCAGGTAAAGCTATCAATATTTTATAGCCCAAAGGCTTAGGCAATTGACTCGCCTTGCGAGAATTCTCATCCTCGTCTTTCTTCTTTGTTATCTTTGATACACTCATCAGAGATACCTTCTGCACTGGAAAAAAACGTCCAGAGTCGCTGTGCGCCACGAAATATGGCGAATTAGTCGCTTTCTAGCCTCTTTTTAAGGTCTAGAAGTTCTCTTTCTGCAAGGGCTAAACCCTCGATAATTCCGCAACACTTAGTGTAGTCGGAGTATTCTTTGCAAGAACCACCGCTAATGTGGTCACTTAAATCATTCATCTGCGCTCTTAATCGCTCTCGCAGGTACTCAAACGAGTTGTTACTAGCGTTCGCCATCAAATATACTCTCTGCGATCTCTTTGCCTATTCGGATGCCTTCAATCTGATCGCTTGATGTAATCTTTCGACTCTGCAATTGCTCACGGGCGTTATCTTCTGCAATCTTAACAGCAAGCTCTGCCTTCTTAATCTCTGCATCTTGATCAAGTTTCTGAAGATCGTAGTCTGCCTTGCTTCTTGCTTTCGCCATATCAAGCTGGAGTCTTGCCTGATCCATCTGAGCCTTGGCTTGAGCCGACTGCTCTTTAATCTGCAACTCTTTCTGTTGCATTTGAACGATTGGATCTTTCTGTTGCTCCGCATTCTTCTTCTGTTGAGCCTCTTGTT